GTGGTTGTTTGTTTGATTTGTATACTTTTCTGCATTCGTTGTGGTTTTAGGTATATGCAGTCGACGACGGTCGACTCGTGGTCGTCAACACTTAGAGTTGAAGGCCGCACCTCCTCGATTTGGGGGCGCGCTGCCACTCTGAGCCGAACAAGTTTTCCAAACAATACGAACTTGGTCACACCACTTATCCCACAGACGGGTTCCCTTACTGTTGGTGAAGACCCACATCCAAGAGCACATCCAAGCCAACCGCGCGAGGATCTTCTGCTCGAAGGTGTTGGGGTTGCGGATATTGTTCCCACTGTGCACTCACAAGGGCAATCCGCGGAGCTAGTTTGCTTGACTCGTCGTGTCTTGACTGAGCCGACTGCTCCAACCCCAGAAGCTCTGGAAAGATTTAACAACCCGCGCTTACAGTGCATGCGTGAGTTGTCATCGATCCGTATTCGAGAGCGAGGTGACATCGACTTTGAGGAATGGCTTGTGAAATTCCCCGAGCATCAGCGGCGGTTATTTGCCAAGGCCTATGAGGCCAATAAGGGTCAACCCCCCACAAAACCCGAGAACTTTAAAATTTTCACGAAAGGTGAGAAAGACAAAGAGGCTACTCGGGACGGGTCAGCGGACTTGAAGCCGCGCGGAATATCTTCGCCCAGAGATGCAGTCAAGGTCATGACAGGACCAGCGATTGCAAAGATTTACCGCAAAGTCCGCCAGATCTGGAATGGGATCAATAGCCGTGTCTGTTACGCTTCGGGTTATACCCCTGATGAATTAGGCAGAATCACACAGTCTTTTATAGACAAGTGTGGTGGCGAAGAGAATGTCATTGGTTTATCTAATGACTGTGCTGTGTACGACAGTACTCTTGAGAATGAGCTTCTTGAGACTCGACGCATCTACCGAAACATGGGTATGACTGAGCTGACTTACGCCTGGCTAACTGAGACGTCCAACCGTGGCTCCACGGCTCATGGAATCAGATACAATCTGGGTGTCAAAATGGTCGACGGTAAATCCGTCCCAATTCGACGCCTTAGGTCTGGTGAAATGGATACGAACTTGATTGGTTCGATTATCAACGCTAAAGCCCACGAGTCTGGACTTCCCAGTGACATGGATTATTTGATGTTAGTCTGTGGGGATGACAACCTCCTTCTTGCTCGAAAAGTTGTGATGACCCCTTTAGTCATTAGCAACCTTCAGACTCACCTCGAGCATTTAGGTTTAAGACCAACTCCGATCGTTTCCGAACACCGATACGACTGGGAATTCTGCTCTCGACTCCCTTGGTATGCGCTAGACCCAACAACGGGTGCGCAGAGGACAGTTTGGGGCCCGAAGCCCGGTCGCCTGTTGACGCGGATCGGTTGGACGCTGAAGAACCCGAGAGATCTCAACTTCAAAGCGACTTTGTTGAGCATTAAAGACGACGTAGCGCATATTCCTATGCTGGCAGAATACGTCGCCCATATGTTACCATTGACGCGCGGAATGGAGGCACGAGGTCGTGAGCACTCGGAACTGAAGCATGTATCGCGCCCATATATGCCTTCCCCACTTAATATGCGCATTTTAGAGCAGAGATATCAACTTTCTGAGGCACATTGCCTCGAGTTTATCGATGCACTCCGCGCTGTGACTTCTTTGGGGAGTGTGATTAGCTTCCCTTGGATGGAAGGTATGTTTAAGCGTGACAAATAGAGCTTTGTCAAAGCAGCTATGAGAATAAGCCTGTTTGACCCTGATAATCGTGATCATAGATAACTGTGTGAGTTAACGAGAGATAGAAAGAGAGAGAATTGGATACCATGGCGAATAAGAAGAAGAACGCAAAGAATGGCAAGTTATCCAAGAAGAAGGTACCGAAGCAGTCCAAGCCTGTTTCCTTTTCGACGAATGGTAATCCGCGCCCAATTAGGCAACCGGCTGGCAAGAAAATGCCAGGCGGGAAAGTGTCCGATCGACACGTACATCATACGTGTTCTATTACCGACCCTTTCTGTCCTGCAGCCAAAGGTTCAAAGTATCCTGATGACACATCACAAGCTACGCTCACTGAGCAGTTTCGTGGTAATGTCAACATCACTACTTTAACGACTTCTGGTAATCAGGTGGCATGTTTTTGGGCCGGAGCTCCTTATGGTTATCTCCAAGGGGCGTCGGCTACTGCGACTACCGTTACGATGGCCAACCCTGGTCCTCCTGCGTACACCATCTATAAAGCTGGTTCTATGCTACAGACCTATGGTGGGCAATATCGTATCGTCAGTATGGGTGTGGTCATTCGTTGTGTAGCTAACGCGACGAGTGCTTCTGGTATTGTTACTCTTGGAACGTCCCCCATTGCTTTGGCTGGCGGTGCTGTGGTGACATTGGGCACGGAAAATTACTCTGAGGTGACGGTCAAGGCTATTCAGCCTGGAATGGAGATCTGTTGGATGTCCAAACCATCTGGACCCACCGCCCATGAGTTTGTCGCGCTCGACATCACTGGTGTGCCTGCTGGCTTGCCTCACGACTGGACTTCTCTGGTTGTTGAGATTGGTGGTGGACCTGGTTCGGCAACAACGCTTTTAAGTGCTGAGTGGTTTATCAACGTCGAGTTTACTCTTGGCGCTGGTAATTCAGCCCTCGCACCTTTGGCAACCAAACCGGTTAACGTTCATCCTGCTATAGTCAAGGCCTCGGCAGCTGTCAACAATAACATTGGCAGTTTTATCGAAGGCGGTGTTAAAGCCGCTGAGACGACCATTTGGAACGCAGCATCTAGTGCTCTCAATTCAATTGGAAATCCCCTCGATGCTCTGGCCGCTCTTTTCCTGTGATTCTTTCTTTCCTTTAGTTTCTTTAGTTGACGAACGCTATTGAGCAATGTATAAACACTCGGGTGTCCCATCAACAACAACTCGTGATAAAAATTTCTGTTCAAATATGTTCAGCCGGGGGGGGTGCATGATTATAATATCTCCGGTTATAAGTGAGCTCACCACTATAAAGAGAGGCAAATGC